GCAATAGTAAACCATCTTGAAGATAAATACCCTATAGACAAAGTATTAACCTTTAGCGGTTCAAAGGGTAACTTTAGAAAGCTAATCACACCAAAGTACAAAGCCAATAGAAAGAAACAAGAACTACCACCTTTATTAAATGAGATGCACCAATTTGTAAAAGAACAATATGATAGCATTTGGGGTTACGGTGTAGAAACAGATGATATGGTTGCAAGGTACTGGAAACAAATTAGTGATGATATTGGTAGAGATGAAGTAATGATTGTATCAATAGACAAAGACTATAAACAATTCCCTTGCTTAATGTACAACTATCACTACAAGCACAAAGAAATATTAGACATAACAGAAGAAGAAGCTATGTACAATTTTTATGAGCAATTTATAATCGGGGATAGTGCAGACAATGTGCAATATTTTCGAGGTCGGGGTAGGGTGTTTGCTGGTAAGTATTTAAAAGATTGTGAAACAAAATACCAATACACAAGAAAGCTATACGAATTATTTAAACAAGAATACAAAGGTAAAGCCAAACAGAAATACGCAGAGTGCTACCACCTTTTAAAATTAAGAACAGAATGAGGCAGTTTAAACCACTTAAAGGACAGAAACACCTTAAGCCATCAAACAAAAACCAAAAGGCAAGAAAGAAGCTACAAAGAGCAAGTAGGGTAGAAGAACAAAGAAAGCCAAGAATAAAAAGAAATGGTGTACTAATAACAAAAGATATGAAAGATAAAATAGTAGAAGATTTAAAAAGAGAATTTGACATAAGAAGTTGTGTAGGTATAGACAAATACAAAACAACACTACAAGACAATAACAATGATGATTTCTTGCAGCACCTAAAAGAAGAACTAATGGATGCAGCTTTATACATACAAAAACTACAAAGCAAATGAATTACAATACAGTAACAACAATATTAGAAACACCAGAACAAGTAAGTGATTTACTTATTACATTAACTGGTATAGATATATACAAACAAACAAGAAAAACCGAATACGTTGAGCATAGGGCTTTGTTATGTCATATATTAAGAAACAAACTTGATATGAGATGGGTAAGTATATCAGACTTTATAAAATCAAAGGGTAAATCATTTGATCACGCAACGGCAATACACGCAAACAAAATGTACCCATTGTACAAAAAAGATAGATTTGATTACTACGATAAACTTGAAAGTAACTTTATAGTTAAATCACAAATAGAGTATAGCCAGATTTCAAAGTTAGAAGTGATACAGAAAAAGTATGCAACATTAGAAAAAGATTATTTCAAAGCAATAGAAAAGCTAAACAAATTTGATGGTGGTTTTACTAAAAATGAAAAACAATACAGAAGCCTTGATGAAGAACAAAGAACAATGTATGATGAAAGAGCAGCTTTAGTATTAAAGTCTTTTGAATGGAAACAAAACAATAGTGAATATGAAATAATAAATTGTGCAACTTAAAAACAGAATTATGAAAATATTAGTAGCTTGTGAAGAAAGCCAGGCAGTAACAAAAGAGTTAAGGAAATTAGGACACGAAGCATTTAGTTGTGATTTATTAGCTTGTAGTGGTGGTCACCCAGAATGGCATTTTAAACAAGATGTATTTGAAGTAATTAAACAAGGCTGGGATATGATGATAGCACATCCACCTTGTACATTTTTAGCAGTAAGTGGTGCAAGATGGTTATACAACAAAGATGGTAGCAAGAATATAAAAAGATATAAAAACCAAGCTGAAGCATTAGACTTTGTACAAAAACTTATGGATGCACCAATTAATAAAATAGCTATTGAAAACCCTATTAGTGTTATTAGTAGCAACATAAGAAAACCAGACCAAATAATACAACCTTGGATGTTTGGAGATAAAGCACAGAAAAGTACTTGTTTATGGTTAAAGAACTTACCAAAGTTAGAGCCAACAGATATAGTTGATAAAGGTGAGTTTATAGAATTTATATCAAAAAAAGGTGTAAAGAAGAAACAACCTAAATGGTATTTTGATGCATTGAAAGATGCAAAGACACCAGCAGAAAGAAGAACATTAAGAAGCAAAACATTTAAAGGTATTGCAGAAGCAATGGCAACACAATGGACAAGATGATAAAAAAAGAATGGTTATTTATGCAGACACCAAAAGAGAAAGCATACCAATTAGCAAAAGCATTTTATGTGGAAACAACAACAAGCACAGAAGCAAAACAATGTGCTAAAGTACATATAAGACTTATACTTGAAAATGAAATAATAAAACCATCTAACAACCAAGCAATAGAATACTATCAAGAAGTACTAAACGAAATAGAAAAGCTTTGAAAGTAAACAGAATAAAAACATATGAATGTAAAGACTGGCTTTTAAATAAGCACTATGCAAAAAGAATGTGTAGTATTACATACGCATTTGGCTTGTTTGATAATAAAAATATATTAGTTGGTGTTGTTACTTTTGGTATGCCACCAAGTAGTACACTTGCAGAAAGTATTTGTGGTTCTTATTTAAAAGAATATGTATTAGAATTAAATAGGTTAGTTGTTAATGATGGATTACCAAAAAATACATTATCGTTTTTTGTAGCTAATGCAATAAAAAAAATACCAAATAATAAAATAGTGGTTTCATTTGCAGATGCTAATATGAACCACAACGGTTATATATATCAAGCAACAAATTTTATATATACTGGAGTGAGTAGTAACACAACAAAATTAATTGATAAATACGGTGATGAATTTCATTTTAGAAATATAGGTCATTATCAAAAATCATTAAAAAAAGAAATAAACCTAATAGATAGAATTGTATTAAATTTATCTGATGATTTACTTAAAGAAGAATACAGAACCATATTAGATAAAAATAAATTTACTGGTCATTGTTATGTAGCAAGTGAAACATACTATCATTTAAGTAGTGATAATTTAAAAGTTTATCATATTAAACACGAAAATAGCACACATTGGTTTTTAAAAAATAACAATAATCAAATTATAGACATAACAAAAGACCAATTTAAAACACCAGTACCATATCAAAATGCAAAAAGAGGTTTTTTTTTAACCAAAACACCAAGCAAAAGAAGTTTAAAATTAATTGATAAAGTAATTAATCATAAATTTAAAATAATTAAAAAAAGACTAAACGAAAATAGTATTGATGAAAAATTAATAGCACAATTTTTAAGAGATAGCAAAACATTCTCCAACTACAATAATGAAATGTTATCAAAAGAATTAAATATACACAGACAAAAACTTGAACATTGGTTTAGATTAGATAAAGGTTTTAGTTTTCCAAATGTTGATGATTGGAACAAACTTAAAAAAATATTACACTTTGATGATACCTTTGATAGTGTTATGAATAATTACGAATGGATACCTTGTGCAAATGATATAATACAAAAACTTGAATTAAAGAAAATAGAAATATTACCAAAACACAGATATATACTATTTAGTGGAAGCAAAAAGTTTAAAAAGAAATGTTTAAAAAACTTTAAACTTGAAACATTAAAATATCCTAAAGGTGAGAATAAAAGATACATAAGTGAATATAAACCACAAGTACAAGGAATATTATTTTAAAACTATGACAAAAAAAAAACTAATACAAAAGCTACAACAACTATTTGACAAATTACCAAAGGGTAAAGAAAGAAAAGCAATAAGAGAAAGACTGTTAAAATTAAAGCTGAAAAGATGACACTTAAAAACAAAATAGAATTATTTATAAAAAAATATGATGATAAATTACATATAAAAAAAATTACAGCATTAGAGGGTACAAACCACAATGTTGTATATGTTGAATTTAAAAAACAAAATATTCAAAATCTTGTTAGCAGACTTGAAGATTACAATAGTGATAGCGATTTTTTAAAAAGTGATAATAGTTTTTTAACTGGGGATGGTTTTGATATTGAACTTGATACAAATGTAATAGACACAGAAGAAGCATATTGTGTATATAGGTTTGCTATACCATTTTGTTACACACTTGATGCAGAAGTAGAAGAAGAAAAACAAATAAGGTTTAATGAAGAAACAATAGTTTATTTAATATCAAGAAACTATAAAAATATATATCATAACTATCTAAACACAAAAGAATGGTTTGATAAAAGAAATTTAGCTTTAGAATATGCAGATTATAAGTGTTGTAGGTGTAGTAAAAAAGAAAACCTACAAATACATCATTTAAATTATAATAATATTGGTAATGAATATGTTGGTGATTTAGAAGTTGTATGTTCTTCTTGTCATAAAAAAATACATAAAATAAATAAGCAAAGTAATTACGTTATATAATTGAATAAACAAATTTCTATCAAATGGATAAAAGAAAAAACAACGGTGGTAAAAGAGAGGGTGCTGGTAGACCAAAGAAAGCAGACGAACTTAAACTAATAGAAAAGTTAGATAACCTTATTGATAATGATGAGGTAATTAAAACACTTGGTAAACAGATACTAAAAGGTGATAGTAAAGCTATGTCATTGTATTTTGGTTACAGATATGGTAAGCCTAAAGAAAGTGTAGACATAACTTCTTCTGATGGGTTCAATATTAACTTTAATGATATTATCAAATTTAAGTGATAGAAGTTGATCCAAAGTATAAACCTATCCAAACATCAGATGCCAGGTATTATATTGTAACTGGTGGACGTGGTTCTGGTAAATCGTATTCTATAAACTTACTATTGTTGTTGCTCACTTTTGAAGCTGGGCATACAATCTTATTTACAAGGTTTACATTATCATCTGCATACATATCTATTATACCAGAATTTATAGACAAGATAGAAACACTTAAACTACAAGACCATTTCTATATAACAAAAGATGAGATACGAAATAAGCTATCAGGAAGCAAGATAATCTTTAAAGGTATCAAGACATCAAGCGGTGACCAAACTGCCAACCTAAAGTCTTTAACTAATGTTTCTACTTGGGTAATGGATGAAGCAGAAGAACTGCAAGATGAAAACATATTTGACAAGATAGATTTAAGTGTAAGAAACCTAAACCAAAAGAATAGGGTAATACTTATTTTAAACCCAGTTACAAAAGAGCATTGGATCTATAATAGGTTCTTTGAAGATAAAGGTGTACAAGCTGGTACAAACTCAACCAAAGGCAATACATCCTATATACACACTACATATTTAGATAACATAGAAAACCTATCTAAAAGCTATTTAGAACAAATAGAAAACATCAAGAAACGTAGACCAGAGAAATACAAGCACCAAATGTTAGGTGGATGGTTAAACAAAGCAGAGGGTGTAATATTTACTAACTGGCAAATAGGTGAGTTTAAAAAAGTAGGTGTAAGTGTGTTTGGTCAAGATTATGGATTTGCATCAGATGAAAATACATTAGTAGAAACTAACATAGATACCACAAACAAAATAATCTATTTAAAGGAATGCTTTTACTTGAAAGGTCTTACCACATCACAGATAGCTGAACTAAACCTTAAACACGCTAAAAACCATCTTATAGTAGGTGATAGTGCTGAACCAAGATTGTTACACGAACTGAAAGCAAAAGGTTGTAATGTAGTCAAGGCAATAAAAGGTCAAGGTTCTATAACATACGGCATAGCATTACTACAAGATTATGATTTGATTGTAGAAGAAAACAGCATCAACTTAATCAAAGAACTAAACAACTACTCTTGGTTAGAAAAAAAGTCTAAAACACCACAAGACAAATTCAACCACATCATTGATGCAATCAGATATTCTGTATCGTATCAACTACAAAACCCAAACAGAGGTAATTACTTTATAAGCTAACTTACTTATAATTAGCTATTTATAAATTATTTTAAAAATAGTTGTTAAATTGTTTGTTTATAACATATAGTTATGCGTATATTTACAAAAACAAAAACAAACAGATATGACAAATACCAATTCATCTACACCAAGTAAAAAAGAAACATTATCTTTTATTAGTCATTTAATAAAAAGTAAAAAATACTCAAACAGAGAAATACTTGATTTAACTAAAGATTTCACATCAGGTAAAATATTTTCAAGCTACTAAAAACTAACGGGGGTGTAAAAGCCCCCTTAACAAAACAGATATGACAGAAGCACATTTAAAAACCGCATACGACAGATTAAGAGAGTTAAACATTGGCTTTGATGAAAAGTACATACTTATAGAAGTAATGTCAACACTATCATCTAAATCATTTAATGAAGGATATGATAAAGCTATTGAAACTGCAAAGAAAGTTTATGAAAAAGTATAGAACACAAATAATAATAGTATTAATATTAGCATTTTTTGTAATTGTATTAAATGCTTTAAACATATATATAAGATGAAAAAGATAATAGATAAATTCCTAATTAAAAGAAGCATCAGACCATATAAGGTTGTACCTTTATCAACTGGTGTTATTGTAGAACATTACCGTAATGGTAAATTAAAAACAGAATATTATGGATTGGTATAGTACCCCCGATTACCCAGAGTATGAATGCACAGAATGTGGTGCAGATATAGACAAGCCTGGTGTGTGCAGTGGCACTTGTCACGAAGCAAGTATGATTTAGTTAAGTTGAGTTAGTTTTGAGTAAAAGGTGCATCAGAAATGGTGTACCTTTTTTTATTATATTTACTTACTATAAAAAACCATTTTAAAAACGTTATATAAATATGAAAGTTGAATTAATCATTCCAAGTGATCTATCAGAAATATCTTTAAAGCAATACCAGAAGTTTCTAAAAATACAAGAAACCAATGATGATAGTTATTTCTTACAATGTAAAATGATAGAGATATTTTGTAACCTGGATGCAAAAAGTGCAAGGTTATTAAAGCTAACAGATGCAGATAGGATTGTTGAGATTATCAATGATATGTTTGAAGCTAAACCAAGTTTAATAAGAACCTTTAAAATAGGTGGTGTTGAATATGGTATAATACCAGAC